GGTCTCCATGACTGCTTCGTAGAGTTGCAGTTTGATCCCCGTGAAGCCCTGTTCTACTTCGAGGAGGGTCTTGCGGCAGGAACTTACAACTTCACGGTCAAGGCGCACTCTTGGGTCAGCGGTGATGTGAACAAGACCTTCCAATTCACGCTGACACAGGCGATCCCGGCGAAGGGTCAACTCGTGTTACAGGTCGCCTACAATGTCACCATTGCAGGAAGCACCGCAAAGACCTATTCGAGTTCGACTTCCACTACGGAAATCGAGACTGTGACTATCACAGAAGGATCGGGTGGCACTTCTCTCGGAGATGTCAATAACGCTATCAGCGGTGGCACGAACTCCTTGCAGAGAGGTCTCCTCGGAAACAACCGTTACAGTCAGTCCGCTATGAGACAGTATCTCAATAGCAACGCCGCCGCAGGAAGCGTTTGGACTCCCAAGAATGTTTGGGATCGTGCGCCCTCTTGGGCTACCACTACTGCCGGTTTCCTTAACGGTATGGACGAGGATTTTCTCTCCGTTATCGGTGAAGTCACGAAGAGGACTGCTCTCAATACCGTCTCCGATGGCGGCGGGTATGAAGATACTATCGAAAAGTTCTTCCTGCTCTCCCGCTCTGAGGTGTACGGCGGTAACGAGGTGACAGGCGGCGAAGGTGCGGCTTATCCGTACTACTCCGACTACTCTGATCTCGGCTCTGCCGGAACGGGTAACGACAGTAACCGTATCAAATACAGAAGCGGCTCTGCTCAATATTGGTGGCTTCGTTCCCCGATCGCCGGTGATGCGGACTATGTGCGTATTGTGTATTCCGCGGGCGGTGTCAGCGGCAGCGTTGCCAGCAACAGGTACGGGGTCGCCCCGGCTTGTTGTATCATCTAAAATCAAAAATCGCCCCGTTAGGGGCGTGAGGAGAAGCGTATGTCAGTAGTGAAGTCGAAACGGGGTGAGGGTCAACTGCTCGTTCTTTCCAAAGCAAACGAGTTGGCAACCTCGACCACTACATTAAAGAACAACTGCATATCAAGCACTATATCCGCTATATGGACGATTTTCTTCTTATCCACGAGGACAAGGGTTTTCTGATTGAATGTAGGAAGAAGATCGAGGAACGGCTTGCCAAGTTGGAATTGCACCTCTCGCAGAAGAAAACACAGGTGTTCCCGATAACGCAGCCAATCCGTTTCTTGGGTTTCAGTTTCCGACTTACTGAGACCGGCAAAGTTGTAATGAGGTTGCTCCCGGAGAAAATCTCGCACGAGCGCAGGAAACTACGGAAGTTGGTAGAACGGGCAAAAGCAGGGATTTTGACACGAGAGGAGGTAGATGCTTGCTTCACGAGTTGGAAAGCACACGCAGAGCAGGGAGACACCTACAACCTTATTCGCAAAATGACTACATTTTATCAAGAATTATGGAGGTAAGAAAAATGTTCAAGTTCAAAACACAGAAGGATCAGATGCTCGAAGAGCGCAAAAAGAGCGAAGCCCTCAACGCCCGGATCGAGTACATTATTGATAAGCAGGATAAAGTCGATGTTGCTTCCTCTATCGCTTTCGTCACCCTCGCAGAGACCGGGGCGATTGACGATGAAACCGCAACCGAACATACCGACCTGTTCAGCCCGTGGGCTGAGGGTATCGCCTACGAAGTCGGCAATATCCGCTCCTACGAGGGCGATTTGTACCGCTGCGTACAGGCGCACACCTCGCAGAGCGATTGGACTCCCGACAAAGTTCCCGCCCTGTGGACGAAGATCGGTGATCCTACCGTAGAGTTCCCGGAGTGGTCTCAGCCGGTCGGAGCGCACGATGCTTACAATAAGGGAGACAAGGTTTCCTTTAACGAGAAGCATTGGGAATCCACCATTGATAGCAATGTGTGGCAGCCCGGAGTTTACGGTTGGATCGAGGTGTAAAAGTGGTGACGGCGCACGAAATTATCGCTCTTGCAAGCGAAGTTCTTGCGCTCCTCGGTGTCATCGTCACGGGAATAGTCAGTATCTTAAAGGTCACGAACGGGCAGAAATGTCTCCTCCGTAGTGAGATGTTGAGAATCTATTATCACCACCAAGACTCCGGGGAGATAAGGCAATACGAATACGAGAACTTCGTAATGCTCTATGAAGCATATAAGAAACTCAAAGGCAACTCCTTCATAGATAAGGTCTATGAGGAGGTCAAAAAATGGAAAGTAATTACATAAGGAGGTAATACCTATGGCAACTGTTATGAAGAATACCGAGTTCGTAAGGCGACTCAAAGATGCGGCGACCAATCACAAGACCCTGTATGTTATGGGGTGCTTCGGTGCGCCGATGAACGCCAAGAACAAGGCACGGTACACGAGCAATCACGAATACAATAAAGACCCGAAAAGAACGGCTATGATTAACGCCGCTTCCGCAGACACCTTCGGTTTCGACTGCGTGTGCCTTATCAAAGGCATCCTGTGGGGTTGGTGCGCTGACAAGAACAGGGTTTACGGCGGTGCTTCCTATGCAAGCAACGGTGTTCCCGACCTCGGTGCGGACACGATGATTACAAAGTGTTCCGACCTCTCGACCGACTTTTCCAAAATCGTCCCCGGTGAAGCGGTGTGGATGAAGGGTCATATCGGCGTATATGTCGGTGACGGTCTCGCCGTTGAGTGTACGCCGAAGTGGGCGAACAGGGTGCAGATTACCGCTTGCAACCGTTCCGTTTCCGGCTACAACCGCCGTAATTGGACGAAGCACGGTAAACTCCCGTACATCGAGTATGTCGAGGAAACTCCTGCACCCGCTCCCGATCCTACTCCTCAGCCGCAGCCGACTCCCGCTACTTTCGTTTCCGGCGACCTCGTGAAGATCACGGGTACGAAGTATTATAGCGGGAAAACGATCCCTGCGTGGGTGAAAGCCAAGAAGTGGTATGTCCGCAGCGTGAGCGGTGCGAGAGTTGTCATCGACAAGAGCGAGGACGGCAAGAACGCAATTTATTCTCCCGTCAACGCCGCCGACCTCGAACTCGTCAGCCGTGCAAGCGACCTTATCGACCGTCTCGCCCGTGAGGTCATCCGTGGTCTGTGGGGCAACGGCTCTGAGCGTAAGAGACGGCTCACGGCGGCAGGGTACGATTATCAAGCAGTTCAGAACAGGGTCAACGAATTGCTCAGATAAACAAACACACGAAAGGAGTATAACAATGAACAAGGAGAAATTCAAAAAGTGGATCAAGGCGGCGGGAATCCGTGCGCTGAAAACCGTAGCACAGACGGCGATTGCCACTATCGGCACTTCCGCTATTCTGTCGGAAGTAAATTGGGCGGTGGTCTGCTCGGCGGCAGCCTTGGCGGGTCTCCTGTCCCTGCTTACCTCGGTTGCGGGTCTCCCGGAAGTCAAGGACGAAACGGAGACTGAGTAACATAAAGTCCTCCTAAAAACGAAGCACCGGCAGGGTTATCCCTGTCGGTGTTTTGTCGTATGTCCGAACACTATTCCTCGAAAGAACAGAGAGTTCGGATTATACTCTTATCGAGGTCGTGAATCTCTGCCCGGAGAGCGGGAATAACCTCATCGTTCTCCAAGTCCTCTTGATTTTGTTTTATCGCCATATCCGCAAGTAGTTCGATTTTATCCGGGGTGAGGAACGCCATAGCATCTTCGGCGACCACCCTCTCTATAAACTCTTTACGGAGTGGCTTTTTGTCGCAAGTGTGAAACCTCTTTCGAGTGCCGCAAGTATAGTAGTTGTGAACATCCCCGGTCTTGCTTGTGCCGCTCTCACCCGTCATAGTTGCCCCACAATGCCCACAGAAGAGTTTTTGGGCGAGGAGGTAATCTACCTTGGCTTTACCTCTTGACGGGGCTTCTGCGTTCACAGAGAGTCTACTGCGTACCGTCTCGAAGGTTTCCTTGTCAATGATGGCAGGAACGCCGCCCTCGATACGGACATCCTTATAAGTATATATTCCTATATATCGTTCGTTACGGAACATTGCCTTAAAGGAGTTCTTATTAAAAGCCGCTCCCTTGGCGGTGCGATACCCTGCCCGGTTGAATTTATCACAAATCTCGGCAACTGTCGCTCCGTTGGCGCAAAGGTCAAATGCTTCCCGGACTATCTGTGCGTTTGGCTCGTCTATGGTGAGTTTCTTGTCTACGATCTTGTAGCCAAGAGGGATATGACCGCCTATGCTATGGCACTTATAAGCAGACTCCCTCATACCACGGGTGATTTTCTGCGAGAGTTCCTTTGAGTAAAACTCTGCCATACCTTCAAGGACGGCTTCAAGAATAACGCCCTCTGGGTTGTCGGAAATATTCTCGGTGGCAGATATGACCTTGACCCCGTTCTTCTTTAACCGTGCCTTGAAGGTCGCCGAGTCGTACCTGTTCCGGGCGAAGCGGTCGAGCTTGTAAACGATAATGCCCTGCCACAAGCCCTTCTCGCTATCCTTTATCATTTTATTAAACTCTGTACGCTTGTCTGTGTCCTTAAAAGCGGAGGTAGCACGGTCAATGTACTTGCCTACTACATTGTAACTCTCCCGCTTGCAAAACTCCATACAGACCCGATTTTGCCCTTCTATGGACTGCTCTGTTTGCCGGTCGCTGCTATATCTCATATAGAGAACTACATCCATTACTCTAACTCCTTTAACCTATGAAAGATACGCACGGCTTCGTAAGGTATTATCTTGCCGTTCTCAGCCAACATCTTCCGTAACCGAAGTTGTAGGCTTTTTTTCTATCTCGTCACAGATATTCATAACGGACTGAATAATACGCAGCCGTCCCTCTTCGCTTGTGGATCGAAACATAGCGAGGAGGGCTTTTTCTTGCTCTGAGGTGTCTCCGTCCAAGATGTCAAACGCTCTCTTCATAAGAGCAGCGTTCTGATCCTCGACACCGAGAAGGTAATCCACGGTCACGCCGAAGTATTGAGACAGTTTGATAAGGGTCTTGCCATCCGGGAGAGTATCTTTCTCTTCCCAATACTTAGGCTGATTCTTTCCGATTTTTAGTTCCTCGGAAATCTGCTTCCAAGTAACACCTTTCTCGGACATTAAGGCTTTCAAGCGTTCATTGATAATCATACTTCTTCCTCCTAATCCCGTGATACGGGAAGTGAAATTAAAAAAATTTTTAATTTTTTCATTTACCCCCTTGACAATTTTTAAATTAGGGATTATAATGTATACAACAGGTTGTTCAAAAGGGCAAAGCAAAGCCGTCCCTGCGACTACTACCTACCCGCAGAGTCTCTAATGCTTTATGGCCTTGGCAGGCTTCATTTTTTTCTTTTGTCAACTTATTTACAAAAGAAAAAGAGGAAAGGAGGAACGCAATGTTTGAGGAAGGTCACAGAATCCGAATCGCCCTCGCCGAAATCGCCAAAACCCAAGTGTGGCTTATCAATCAACTCGCAAAGCGAGGGATTATTACGGACAAAACCGAGATGTCCTCTGTATTAAGCGGTACTCGGCACGGGAGTAAAGCAGATTTGATGCTGCAAACCTCTGTCGAAATCCTCAACGAGTACCGGGATGGACACCGAAAAGAGAATGAACAGTTTTAGCCGTGAACTGCGGAGACGAGTTCGCAAATACCTCGGCGACAGGGAACACCGAAAAGAATTTGAAGAATGGTATCTCCGAAAATACGGCACACCTTATCAATGGAAGAAAGGAAGCGAATTATGTCAAAGTCAGCCTTCAAAAAGTGGGTAAGAAAATACTCTACCTACTTCATCTTGGCAGGAATAATCCTCGTAAGTTTCTTTGTCGGTTTCCTTATCGGGGCAATCTCTTGTCGTACCTCTGCCGTTGAAGCGGTAGAGCCGTCAGATGTAGTTATCGACAAGCAAGCCGCCACGAAACCCGCAGAGACCATTTATCCTGTCGAGATAACCGCCCCTACGCCTGTAAGCGTTGTAACTGAGCCGGAGATCACAGAGCCGGAGGTATTCTACTTCAATGTTCCGCTTTCTACCGAATTACAGGATTTCATTCGGTACACCTCAGAGGAATACGGTGTTCCCTATGAACTCGTGTACGCCATTATACAGGTCGAAAGCAGTTTTCGTCCTTCGGTTATCAGTTCCTCTAACGACTACGGGCTTATGCAGATCAACAAAATCAATCACGAATGGCTGAAAGACGAGTTGGGACTTACCGATATACTCGACCCGTATCAGAACATTCAAGCCGGTACTTACATAATTGGTCTGCAACTGAACGCCACAGACGGCGACCTCGTTCTCGCTCTTATGCGATATAACTGCGGTGCTTCCGGGGCAAGAAAACTGTGGGAAAAAGGTATCTACTCTACTGCCTACACCGATAAGGTTATGGCTGCCTACGCTGAGTTCTGCCAACAGGAAAAAGGACAATGAAAAAGCCGCCCGTGAAATGCACTTCACTAAGCGGCACAGGTAAAAACCTTACTAATATTATAGCCGAAGAAAGGAGAAAAGTCAATGAGCGTGAGATGTTTATGTTGGAACTGCGGCAGAGAAATCACCGTTGACGAAGAAATCGTTGAGGTCAATGAGGAACTGTGGTGCGAAGAGTGTGCTGCTCCCGCCATTGGCAAGCCGGACAACGACTATGATGAAAAATCCCTGTAAAGACTGTCCAGACCGCTATCCCGGCTGCCATTCTCATTGTGAGAAGTACAAGGCGTGGAAGATCGAATGGGACAAGCTCAAAGAACAAGAGCGTATCTACCGTGAAAAACAACGATTTAGGAGGAAATTTTAATGGCAAAGTACAATAACGAAACCCTTAATCCGGGTGAACACTTTATCTACAACGGGATCGAGTTCATTTGTCTCGACATTCTCGAAGATGGCAATATCTTCGCAATGACGGCAAAACCCTATGACGAAATCCCCTTCGATACCGACAACTGTAACGATTGGCGTAAGTCCTCTCTTCGCCGTGTGCTGAACAATGACTTTCTCGACCTGCTTGACCGTAAGCATCTCGTGAAGCAGACTTCCGACCTCATTGCCGACAACGGCGACAGAGCGTATGGCACTTGCGAGGATTATGTGACTATCCTCTCTTGCGATCAGTACCGCAAGTACAGAGACCTCGTGCCGCTCTTTAAGGAATGGATGTGGACTCTTACCCCGTGGAGTTGCAACGCCGGTCTTGCGAGCCATGTGCGTATTGTGTATCCCACAGGCAATGTCAGCGACGACGATGCCATCATCAGTTACGGGGTCGCCCCGGCTTGTGTATTCTCATCCAAGAATCTCAAATTGCGCCGACAGGCGCATCTCGTAGGAGCAGACGAAGATGACGAATAAAAAACTCGGCAATGATTTTGAGACGGAGTTATGCGAACTGCTCTCTGAACAGGGCTTTTGGGCGCACAACTTCGCTCAGAACAAAGACGGACAACCCGCCGATGTTATCGTAGTCAAAAACAAAAAGGCGTATCTGATCGACTGTAAGGTATGCTCCACGAGAAAAGGTTTCGACCTTACCCGTATAGAGGAAAATCAAGACCTCTCTATGGAGTTGTGGAGTGACTGCGGCAACGGCGAGGGATGGTTTGCGGTTAAGTTGGAAAATCAAATCTATATGCTTCCTCACTTCACCGTTAAAGCGTTCCGAAATCAGCAGTCGGCAATGTCCCCCAAGGATGTTTTCGAGTGCGGAAAGCCCCTCGATAAATGGATCAAACAATGCAGATAACAGTCGGCAGCACTATTACAGTCGAGCATCCCTCCCCGGAGTTGGTGCGGTGGTGCAAAGACAATCTCGTTATCAGCAACCCCGAATACGCAAAGAAACTTCGGATGCACTTTTGGCTCGGTGACACACCGAAAGACCTATACCTCTATGAGAGCCACGGAGAAGCCCTTATTTTGCCCTACGGCGTGTTGAGAGACATACTCCCTATGATTTCCTCGGCAAAGGCGTATCGTGCGTTTACGGAGCGCACAGAGGTCAGTTTCGACTGTTCTGTACCGCTCTATGACTATCAACGAGAAGCCGTAGATGCCGTCAAAGATCAGAAGTTCGGTATTCTCCAAAGCCGGGCGGGAAGCGGTAAAACGCAAATGGGTATCGCTCTTATGGCTGAACTCGGACTCAAAACCCTTTGGCTCACCCACACGAAAGACCTGCTCTATCAGAGCAAGGCACGAGCCGAACTGTATATGAGTTCCGACCTCATCGGGACTATCACCGAGGGGAAGGTCAATATCGGCAGCGGAGTCACCTTCGCCACCGTGCAAACGATGTGTCGCTTAGACTTGGAACGGTATCGGGACATTTGGGATGTAGTCATTGTGGACGAGTGCCACCGTTGTTCCGGGACACCTACGGCAATGACACAGTTCTACAAGGTACTGAACAACCTTGCGGCACGACACAAGTTCGGGTTATCGGCTACGGTACACCGCTCGGACGGGACAATCAAGGCAACTTACGCCCTGCTCGGAAAAGTGGTTTACACCGTGCCGGACGAAGCCGTTGCAGGCCGGGTTATGCAGGTCGGTATCAAGAGGTGCTACACAGGAACGGGTCTCTCCCGTGAATGTCTGAACACAGACGGCACTCTCAATTACACGAAGCTCATTACCTATCTCTGCGAGGACTTCGACAGAAATCATTTTATAGGATCAGAAATAGTGGCAAACGCCGAACACCCCTCGCTGATCCTGTCGGACAGGCTCGACCATCTCAAAGCAATTATGGCTACTCTCCCTCAGTCAATGAGAGCGAAAGCCGTAATGATAAGCGGGAAGATGACCTCCAAGGCAGGAAAAGCGGAGCGGGAAAAAGCCATTGAGGATATGCGACAGGGGAAGAAACTCTACCTCTTCGCCACCTACTCTTTGGCAAAGGAAGGTCTCGACATACCTTGTCTTGAACGGCTCTACCTTACAACTCCTCAAAAGGACTATGCGGTAGTAACGCAGAGCATCGGGCGTATCGCCCGTACCTGTGAGGGTAAGCAAGACCCTATCTGCTATGACTTTATAGACGATGCCGGGTATCTTGTTAAAGCGTTCAAGAGACGGTGTTCGACCTATCGGAAAAACGGCTGCTATTTCGTGAAGGAGGATCAATAATGCCAAAACGCCAATATAAAGAAATCTCTTTTCAAAGCAAAAGTCGTGACCTTATCGAATTGGTAAACGCCGTAATTGAAGAGTATAGCGCACAAGGCTATGAACTCACTCTTCGGCAGGTTTACTATCAGTTGGTTGCGAGAGGGTATATCCCGAACAACGAGAGAAGTTATAAAAATCTCGGAAACCTCATAAATGATGGTCGCCTTGCCGGTCTCATTGATTGGTACGCCATTGTGGATAGAACTCGTAATATCCGGCGTAATTCTCATTGGGATTGTCCACAGGAAGTCATCGAATCGGCAAAGTATTCCTATCACCTCGACCGTTGGGAAAATCAGCCGAACTATGTTGAAGTATGGGTCGAGAAAGATGCTCTTATCGGTATCGTGAATCAAATCTGTCAAAAGTTGGATGTTCCTCATTTTTCGTGCAGAGGATATACCTCTCAGTCTGAGATGTGGGCAGCAGCACAACGGTTTATAAGGCAAGACCACCGTGAAAGCAGGACGATCATTCACCTCGGCGACCACGATCCTTCCGGGATTGATATGACAAGAGACATTCAAGAACGGTTGGCTCTGTTCGGTGCTGATGTGGAAGTCAAACGAGTAGCCCTCACAATGGATCAGATTGAGTTATATAACCCGCCGCCCAACCCGACCAAACTGACAGATGCTCGTGCCACGGGGTATATCTCAATGTTTGGTCACGAATGTTGGGAACTCGATGCCTTAGAGCCGAAGATCATTACCTCGCTCATCCATAATGAAGTCACCGCCCTTATGGACGAAGATTTGTTCAATGAAACCGCCAAACGAGAAGCTCTTGACAAATCCCACATTCAACTGATTTGCGACAACTACGACGATGTAATCGCCAATCTTACGGACGGAGTTGAGTAATTCTTTATGCTGACGGTTAATGAACTTTTCAGCGGAATAGGAGCGTTCCGAAAGGCTCTGTTGCGACTGAACATCCCTCACAAGGTTGTTGGGATTTCTGAAATCGACAAATATGCGATTAAATCATATGAAGCGATATACGGAAAAACCTTCAATTACGGAGACATCACAAAGGTCAAGTCGTTACAGTACGCCGATTTATGGACTTACGGTTTCCCGTGTCAAGACATTTCAAGGGCGGGACTTGAAGCGGGGATCATCAAAGGCGAAACCCGGAGCGGTCTCGTGTACGAAGTACAACGATTGCTCGAAGTCGCCAAGGCTGATAATCTGCTTCCAAAATATCTGATCCTTGAAAATGTCAAAAACCTCGTGGGAAAGAAGTTCAAATCACAATTCCTCGCTTGGATCGGTTATTTGGACTCCCTCGGTTATAACACCTATTGGCAGATAGTAAATGCGAAAAACTGCGGTATTCCTCAGAACAGAGAACGGGTCTTTGCAATATCCATTCGCAAGGACATCGACCGGGGCTTTTCCTTTCCTGCCGCAATCCCTCTCCGGGTCAACTTCTTTGACCTTCTCGAAGATGAGGTTGACGAAAAATACTACCTCTCGGATGCCTACATTGAGTACGCTGAAAACCTTACGATTGAAATGACTAAGGCAGGAAACGGCTTCAAGTTTGCGCCGGTCGAGAGAGAGAGAGAGTAGTTATAGCCAAAGCAATTACCACGAGAGCGGGTCAACGGGTAACGGACAACTTCATAATGGAACATATCCCCTAAACCCCCACGAGGACGGAATGTGCAGAACTATAAAGGCTCAATACCAAAATACGAGTTTTGCAAATCTGATCCGAGGAGGAACTTACGGAGCAACGGGAGTGATAAAGGTTTATGAAATGTAATCAAGTTGCAACCCTAACGGGTGGCAAATGGGACAAAATTCACGAAATGCACCGCAGAGTTTATTCCCCCTACGGATTGTCCCCGACAATTCATACTTGCGGGGGGGGGTAATACAGAAGCGAAGGTTTTGATTATGAAGAATGGAAAAGTTAGAATCCGCAAACTGACACCTCTCGAATGTTGGCGACTGATGGGCTTTGATGATGAGGACTTTCGGAAAGCAGAAAAACAATGCAGTAACACTCAACTCTACAAACAGGCAGGAAACTCTATCGTTGTTGACTGTCTCGAAGGAATACTGCAAAATCTGTTCTCCGAAGAGAAACCGGCGAACGCCCAAAAGAGCAACGAAGAGTTGTTGGAATGGCTTGATGAATTGTTAGGAGAGTGATGCTTTTGATAACTATTCAATGGAATACGGGGCAAATGACTATCGACCCCGAAAAGTTCTTCCCCTGTTCGCTCAAAACACTCAAATCTCTCAAAAAGAAGGTCATCGACATTGCCTGTCCTTGGTCTCACCGGGACGAGGTTATCGCTCAGATCAGAGACCATTTGAGAGAGAGAGTTAAGAATAACGACCCTCAGAGCGAACGGCTCAACCGCTTATTAAAGGAGGTTGAGTTGTGGGAGTAATCTACATTTTCGACTATGAGGTATTCGCTTTTGATTGGCTGCTTGTCGCAAAAGAGGTCGGCGCAGAGAACTATGTGATCGCTCACAACGACAATGATGCCGTGAAAGCCTTTATGGAGACCTTCGACCCCGTTCTCGGCGGCTTCAATAATAAGCACTACGACCAATTCATTCACAAGGCGGTGCTTATGGATGCTGACCCGAAAGAGGTTAAGCGGGTCAACGATTACATAATCGCAGACGGCAACAACGGTTGGGAGTACCCGCTTATGCGGGAAGCGCAAATCTTCTTCGAGCAGTTTGACCTTATGGATGACTGTCAAATGGGACTGTCTCTGAAAGCAATCGAAGCACACCTCGGAATGGACATCCGAGAGACCACGGTTGACTTCAATATCGACCGACCTCTCACGGAGGAAGAGTTGCAGGAGGTTATCTTCTACTGCAAACACGATGTAAAGGCAACCGAACGGCTCTACTTCCTCCGAAAGAACTACCTTGACAACAAGATATTCCTCGGCAGGGCAAAGGGTATTCCCGACAGTAGGGCTATGTATATGACGAACGCCAAACTGACTGCGGCGTACCTCGATGCTCACAGAGAAGTTGAATGGACGGACGAGCGGGAGTACACCTACCCGGACAATCTGCTTCGGCAGTATATCCCGGACGATGTGTTCGACTTCTTCGACCGGCTGCACGATCCTACCATAAGCGATTACGAGGTCTTTTCGAGCAAACTCAACTTCGACATTGGAGACTGTCAATGCACTATCGGCTACGGCGGCATCCACGGCGCAATCCCGACCTACCGGGAGAGGGCTACGGAAAACCGCTCGATCCGAAATCGAGATGTAGCGAGTTATTATCCCCACCTTATGACCCTTGACGGCTACTGCTCCCGAAACATTCCAAACCCCAAGGTATATGCGGATATGTTGGAGCAACGCATAGCGGCGAAAAAGGCGGGAGACAAGGCAAAGGCAAACGCTTTGAAGCTCGTTGCGAACACCACCTACGGCGGGATGCTCAATCAATACAACGAACTGTATGACCCTCTTATGGGTCGGTCGGTGTGTATCACGGGACAGTTGCGGCTCTTGGAGTTGGCAAATCATCTCGTGGCAGAGTGTCCTACCCTCCGCATTGTGCAGTTGAACACGGACGGCATTATGGTTTCCCTCGACAACTCTGATCTCGACACCTATAACGCAATCTGCCAAGAATGGCAAGATCGGACAGGCTTCGAGTTGGAAGAGGACTGTATCGCCGAGATCGTGCAGAAGGATGTCAACAACTATGTGGAGATAGCCACAGACGGCGGCACGAAGATCAAAGGCGGTCAGTTGGTAAGAGGCATCGCCCCGGCAGGAGCGTTTAACATCAACAACAACGCCACAATCGTTGCGAAAGCCCTCCTCGACTATTTTGCCAAAGGTACGCCGGTCGCCGAGACCATCAATGCCTGTACGGACATCCTCTCGTTTCAACTCATTGCAAAGG